GCATATTGCCTCGCAACAATTTAAAATTATTGATTCTGTTACAAACACGAGAATTCGATAAAAAAGAGGTCCACGGATATTGAACGGACGACAAAACTGTAGTCGTAGACCATTGTAAAGTCGCAAGTAAAACAGGCCTTGCGAAAAATTCCGTCAACTCTGCTTTATCACCTTTCAAACTAGAAACCCCCAATTGTCCCAAACTAGTTGGGACTTTATATTGCATTTCATTCTCATCTTGGAAGTCTACATTCTCTTCCTTCCCAGATTGAGGTGAAATTTTACATGTAATTATGTATTGTGTATTATATATATGTATTTTTTGTATTTTATGTATTTTTTCAGCGGTCCAATAAACCCATATCTCAGAGCGAACCAACTCTAAGTGGGGGGGGATTGTATACTGAGTTCCCCAGTTGAGGTTGTAGTATGAGATAAATCCGCCTTAAATCCCATACACAAATAATTATCCTGCCACTCAACCAACCTCTCTTCATAAGTTGAGCTAACAGTTTTCATGCATATTCCCCGCATGATAGGGCATTCTATCTTTGAGCACACCTTCTTTAATTGCTTCGATCTCAATTCATACAAGCGCCTGCCATGAAAGAAGAATTCCATCATAGATGACCGCAAATTGCTAGCCAACACACCCTCCATAGTGTTAGGACTAACAGGTTTAAGTACACAACATAATCTCTTAAAGATCGACTTTTCGTTCAAAGGACAAGTATACATACCAAGTTCTGGATGCCATTTAAAAGACCTCTTCAAGAACTCAACGTCTTTTATAGCATAAAATTTTGGAGGAGTTTTAACCTTATCGAAGGCGGTCAACACATAACCATACTCTCCCAAAACAACTCCAACAATTCGATTATTATAGCGATGAACACTTCTTGAAACACTACCCAGTAAATCATCACCATAAACATACAATATGACACCAGATCTAAAATCCAAAACTTGTCTAGAAAACCATCCTTGAACAATGCCACTAGGATAAATATGAAAATAAGCGATTCTCAAGAGAATAGAGTTGCAAATACTATTCAATATAGCAGTCATAGAATTACCAGAAACTATACCACCTTGCAACATAATTATGTCTCCATTCACACACACAACAGGCCATGCAGTATCTGCAGCCAAACCAGAAATAATCTTCATAGTATATTCCCGTAAAAAACTATCATTTCTGTAAAAGAAGGCCATTATATGTGCTATACACGCAAATGCTGCAAGAACAATTTGTGAAGACATACGAGTGTCAAACTTACTGTAATCAAGAGCCATGATATTGTTACCATTTCGCAACAAACGCTGACGCATATCATGCCATTTATGCGCATACGGGTTAATGCCAACAGAACATTCTGTGACATCACTATTCTCACACATGTATTTGACAAAACACG